TTAAGGAAGACGCGGATAGATACCCGGGCCGATCGGCAGTCCCACCAGATACCATCCCACCAGCAACAGCAGCCAGACGGCGAGAAAAATCAGCGGGTAAGGGAGCACCAGCGAGTAGTAGGTGCCGAGGCGGGCATCCGGTCGGTAGCGCTGTAGGAAGCCGAGAAACAGCGGCACAAACGGCGACACCGGCGCCAGCGGCAGCACCGATGAATCGGCGATGCGAAAGAGGATCTGCGCAAAGGCCGGGTGAAAGCCCAGCAGCATAAACATCGGCACGAAGATCGGCGCCAGAATCGACCAGATGGCCGAGCCGCTGGCGATAAACATACACAGAAAAGCCGACAGCAGCGCGAGCCCGACAAACGCCGGGACGCCGTTCATCCCGGCGCTCTCCAGCAGGTCCGTCAGACCGACGGCCATAAACTTGCCCATGTTGCTCCAGTTGAACATGGTTGACATAAGTAGCATAATCATATGCTTATGTCATTATGGGGTTCTATTGGGGTGCTTGGTGATGCAAAAATAAAACCGGATACAGCATAATGGGCGGTATCCGGAATCTGAGTTACAGTATCACTAACTGCCACTTTTCATCTGTTCCAGGAGGTCGCGGCCTTTCTTCAACTGCGCATCAATGTGATTAGCAAGGTCCTGAATATGGATCATGCGTGGTGCCTTTTGGCTCTCTGCCGCCCGGAAGGTTGGAATGGGTATCTCGCCCATAGCCGCGCGCTTTTCTGCGGTTGCCGGTTTCAGCCCAAAATACTTTTCGCACACCTGGCTGAGTGGAACCGTAGCAGACCCATATTCGGCCATTAACAAAAACATTGTGTTCATTTTCACCTCACACCACTTTCAGGCCACGATAGTGGCACCAAGTCTCATATATCCGCTTAAGCTCTTCCCTGCATTGTTAGCCGCGACTGTCGGGCGGTTAATGATGGCAATCCCTACGCTCATGCTGCACCGCCAAAAATGAAGTAATTTACCCACGAGAAAATCAAAAGAACAATAATCACTCTAATGATGCGATTGCGACCAAACAGCCGGAAGTAGTTTTCCCAGGTCATAAATGACATAACCGCAATAAAGGCCAGAAAGCCGAAAATTACAGCTGCTGAGATAATTAACAAATGCATCATGCTGCACCTCATTCAACGCGCTTAAACGAAATTACCCAAACCCAGGGGTTAGCATTCCAGCTTTCCTGCCCGTAGATCGATTGCCACAGGTAGGCAAAAGCATCGGTAGCGTCAGGCTCTGGATTGGCGCATCCGCATGGCTCAGGTTCCCCGCAATTAAGACAGCCACCGTCAATAATGCCTTCTGCTCGCGCATCCTCTTCGCTGATAGCGTTCAGTCTCTCGACTCGCACGTCGGTGATTTCCAGTAGAATGCGGCTGGCCCAGCGCGGCATGTGGATTGATGGCGTCCATCCATCAGCCGCCTGATAGCCATCAGGATAATCAGCGCGGTACTCACAAAGGCTGCTCGCTTTATCTCGACCATCTTTGATGTCCTGAATTTGATCATCGTCGAGATAATGCCCGGTGAACGTCTCCCTTACCCAGATGCGATCGCCTGGCTTGCCAAATGCGCTATTGAGATAGTTTCCTGCCGAAAGCTCACCGGCCAGTTCATTGCCAGCCAGCTCGCACCCAAGGTTTTTATCATGCACAGGGAATTTCACTAGGCGCCGTGTCTGCGTCTTCCGGCAGTCGAGAATGGCGCGCACCATCTCAGCATTAAAAATCATTCCGCGTTCTTTCATGCTGTACGCTCCGCCGTGATGTCAGCCTTCTGCTCATCGTTGAGAAGGTCATCCGACACGATGGCCGCGCGGTCACTACCGGACCATGATACTGGCGAGCTTTCCTTGATGGCCTTATTCAGCGCTTCAGCAGCATCACGTATTGCCTGTGGCAGGCAGAAGTAATCATCACCCTCCGGCATAATTTCTTCGCAATGCTGTGCCAGGTCGAATTCTGGAGGGTAGTTTGGCTCGCAGATAAGTAATTGCAGCTCGCTCGGAAACACCGAGTTTTCCCAGCAGTAATCAACCAGCGATTCCACGTCAAAAAAATAGGTGTCGTCGTCGAAGATAACGAGAGGCTCGCCAGCCCACACTGCGCGCTCAAGTGCAGCGAACTTGGACTGACGACTTTCTCGATGGCACTCTTCGCAATAGCTATGAGTTCTATGAATAGGGTGATCGTCGGGTTTGTTTTTGCACTTACGGTGCGTCGCACCACTCCAGCGAGCCATATGCTCGTCATCACCCCAAAATCGACCATCACGCGAAACCCAACCAGTTAAGGTCTGGATGCTGGCCGCTTCATCACTGTCCATCAACACGATTTTTTCAGTTTGCTTAGTCATTCCAGGCCTCCAGTTCGTTTTCGATCTCTTCGTCGATTTCGTCGTTGGTAGCGTCTTCGTCCAGGTAGTCGCGAGCTTCTTTGAGATATTTTTCCCGGCGTAAGCGATACCAGAGAGAAAACTCATAACTCCAGCTATTCGGCGCGCCGTCATAGTCAACCTTGGCGTTACGTTCAGCCATGCTCTCGACCATGCTGTAAGCGGTGGTAAGAGCTGCTTCGCGGATATACCCACGCAGGTCGCTTTTGCGCCAGTAGGGGTTATGCTTTGAGTCGCAGACAGATTTAAATTTCACTTCCCAGCGGCGGATACAACGCGCGTTTAATGATTTGCTCATCGTGATGCCTCCGCTTTAATCGCTTTATACGCACGCAGTACGTGAGAGGTTTTACCGGTAATAATCGTTTTTAAAACAAAGAAACCGCTACGCTTAGCACGAACCGAAGGAGCAAGAAATAGCGCCTTATCAACAGCGCGGTTATGGAGACGGAATTCAAATACAGTGCTCGTTAATGTAATGACTGAATCCGACCCTTGATCATTAAATTCTATTTTCATGATTGTGATTTCCTGTCTTTGAGTTGATTGTATTTTTCATGGCTCATAACTTCCCAATATGTTCCGTTATTGCGGGATAATAAGCGCCATTTTCTGCCAATCTTTAAACTTAAATTCCCGCATTTGATTCGGCATGGCTTTATATCTCCCTTGCTGTACAAGCTCAGAACGTGCGATGCCTTTTCATTTACATGCGATGGAATACGGTTGGATGTGATTATCATCCGTCACCTACCAGCGCTTGTGGGCAAGGTGTCCGGGGCGTGATGGTAAGGTTTTACGAAACGAGGAAGCGGCAGCGGAGAGGGAGATTTTCTGCTTTTCTTTCTCATTGCATACCGGGCAAAAATAAAAGTCCCTCCGATAAGCACCCCTGCCAGATGGGCGATATTGCAGCTCATCGCGAGCAAAAGAACCGCCGCAACCATGACAGTGCAACTTTAATTCTTCCATTTATCTATCTCCGGTTAAATTTAATGTGTGTTAATGCCTGCCAGTCAAGGCATCAAATAAAAGGTGCTGGTATTAGTAAGAAACTTCTGTGTTTATTTTATAACGTGCATTGCCAGAATCTGCATTAACAGAAACCAAATCGCCATACATGTCATAATTCAAAATAACATCATTGAATTTCAGGCCTGAGAGAGATTCTTCACGACCGCAAAACATAAAATCTTCTGCGTGCTTTGCTTTCTCAAAAATATCTTTCATAGACGAAAAAGCTTCGGCCCACATTTCACCATTGCCAATAAATTGCGCAATAGCCAGTTTGCTTTGTGCCGCTTTAAAAGCTAAGTTGCCATGCAGTAAATTAGCCATTGAACACCCCTTTGATATACATAATTTCGACAGCCAGTCCACCCCAGAAAACCAATCCGATGGCCAGCGCGATAACCAGGGAACGAATGCCGTTTTTGCTCATGAGGCACCCCAGCAAAATTTGAAGCTAACCCATGCGACTGCAACCACAAGCAGAGCAACCTTTATGCAGAACCGGTGCCACGCAGGTACTTCATGTTCGCGGATCATTTACTACCCCTCACTGTCATGTGAATTTGAGTACCAACAGACCTTGCAATGCAGTGCCGGGTGCCTCCCGGTGATACCAGTCAGTTAACAACTGATATCGGCAGCTTTCTTTCCACCCCACTTCGGGAAACAAGTGGTACTGCTTTAACTGAACCGCGTGCGCATAGCCGCATTCACTGCATTGCAAGGTCTGTTAATTTGCCTGTCTTTTCACCACTTCAGGCTCGGTGGTATGCTGGAGTTCTCACACAGCCAGCAAGGAAAACTAATGAATCAGTTTTATGTTCACGTTCGACTTTTCGAAGCTACAGCCGAACAGACCAAAAAATTTGAAGAATTTATGCTGAACTTTCTGTACCAGAAAACCATCAATGAGTCTGAAGATAGCTGCTGCAGACTGCTTCCAGAGGGATACATCCTCAAAAGCACAATGAACTGCCAACAAATCCTTGACCAAACATTTTCAATTGCTAACAGTGCTGGCGTTGATGCAAATATCTTTGTCTGTAAATTTGAACAAAGCGCCTGCTTACTTCCGTCAGCTGCTTTAGTTGGCAACGATTTCGTTTACCGCGATCTGACTCTTAAGCCTTTCAAGCTCGATTCTTAGAGCCTTAACCATCGTGTCGTGATAAACACGGCTCACCCTCTCTCCATTGCATGGCAGGGGGGTGATCGTGTTAGCCATGAAATTCATGAAATCGATTCGTTCAGGGCCTTGCGCCCCGCAAGTCATTAATGCCTGTTTTGCTAACAAAATACGGGCCTCTGTACCTGCATTTGGCTCTAACTCCTGCAGGCGCTTTGAGTCTTCAAGCAGAAGGGCTATCACATGTTTCAGTTCCTGGCTGTCCAT